ACCGTCCCGCCGTCACGCCTTCAAACCGTCACGCCGAACCGCAGCCCGTGGTCGGTGGCCGGGTTGCGTCGTCCAAGTTGGCCTGGGTAACGGGGCTGGACATCTTGTCTGCAACTGCGCCAGGGGTCGAAAAGTCCATTTCGACTGACTGAGAAGTCCATAGTCCATGTCCCTTATAGGGGGACATGGACTGGACTGGACTTCGTCTCACAAGTCCGAAAACCGCATTTGTATGTCATGGACTTCTCATGGACTTTTTCTGGACTTCAACAAACCGCTGAAATCACGACATAAAGTCATCGTGGACTTCGTTATGGACTTTCTCAGACACCAAAACTTCCTCGTAATAGCCCCGAACAGGCTTCCGGACGAGGCGCTTGGCCAAAAGAGCGCGCAAGTAGTTGTCCAAGGACTTTTTGTCCATGTCCGCCTCTAAACTATCCCGCATATAGGACAGCAAGCGGCCGACGTTGACGGCGCCAGTGCCGCCCACGTTGGTCGCCGCGACCTCGCGCATCGCCCTCAGAACCTCTTCCTCTTTGCGCGTCGGCACGCGCGTCGCCGGCTCGGGGAAGTCCTCCGCGCTGACGTCAGCCTCGCCCGTCAGCCGCACGATGGCCGACTCAGAGCCAGAGACGGGCTCAAGCACGAAGCCAGACTTGAACCGGGTTTCGATGTCGCGCTGCTTCGTCGCGACGATCGTGTTGTCGGCCACTTCGATTTCCGTGTCGGTGGCGGCTCGGAGCAGGGAGTGGCCTCGGGCGCCGCGGGCTCTGTCCTTACCGGAATGGTGGATCCAGAGCTGATGCGCCTGAGTGGCGTTGCGGAGAAGGTCGCCGTTCTTCACGAGCGCGCCCATGTCGGTGGAGGAGTTCTCGTCGCCGCCGGCCATTGCGCGGGAGAGGGTGTCGAATACGACGAGGACGGGCCGCTGCGGCAGGTGTTTGATGAGGTGCTCGGTCAGCGGCACGAGGTCGGCGTTGGGGTCGAGCATGTTGACGGGGCTGACGATCGTGTAGAGCGGCGCGTCGGCGTGCTCCGGGCGCGCTAGGCGCAGCGCCTTGATACGCTTGGCGATACCCCGGCCGCCTTCGGCCACGATGTAGGCTACGGCGCCCTGGGTGACGGGGAGGCCGTTGTAGGGTGTACCAGAGGCGATGTGGTGGCAGATGTCGAGGGCCACGAACGTCTTGCCGGAGTTCGATTCGCCGTAGAGGACAGTCATGGCGCCTTGGTCGAGGAGCCCGTGCACCAGCGGCTTGACGGCGTCGGTATCGGCCACGGCCGCGCGTTCGGCCATGCTCATGTGGACGTAGCGCGGCTTGGCGGGCGCCGATGTCGGCATACCGATATCGCTCGGCTCGGCAGTCAGCAGGGTCGCAGCCCGATCGAAGCTACCCCGGCCAGCGTGGCGCTCGGCGAGGTCGTAGAGGTACTGAGCGCCCAAGGCGTAGGGCGGCTTCATCCTGCGCCAGTCGGCAGCCACGACCTCGGGGTCGTTTCCGCCTTCCCACTTGGCGGCCCATTGCTGGAACAGATCAAGGCCGGTTGCAGGGTCGTCCTGCGTGGCGCCTTTGATGGCATAGCCTACGCGCACGTAATCGCCATAGGTCGGGAACGCTGCGGTTGTGTTGGGCAGGGCGGCAACGGCCATCCGCACGTCTTCGAGGCGTCCTTGAAGCGCTGCCTGGTCGACGAGGGCTCGGGTGGTAGGTGTCGCATCGACGTGAGATGCGGCTGCGGGCAGGTAGGATGCGATCGCGTCGAAGAAGCTATCCAGCGCCGCGGGCGTCACGCGCGTCAGCTTGTCGACGCTCCACAGGCCGTTGGGCCAGGCGTAGGGCTTGCCCGTGGACGGGTGGACGCCGTGGGCTACGAATTGGCGGCCTTCGGCGAGGAGTTCGACGCGGGGTTCTGCACCCTTCTCGCAATAGGTTCCATCCTCAAACAGCACTCGGCGATACGGCACGCCTTCATCTTCACTGGCTGCTGCGCGTGCTCCGAGAGCATAGAGCAGAAGCAGCTTTGGGGCCCGCCCGACGCGAACAGGTGCGTTTCCCAGAGTGGATTCAGCCGATGCAACGATGCGCTCCACGAGTTGAGGGTTGGTCGTGTCGATGTCGATGGCGACAAGTTGGCCGCCTGTGCGGATCCCCACGCCGGCGCCCATGAGGTGCCAGCGGGCCAAATCGTCGGCCGTGGTTTCGTGGTTGAGCCAGTCGAAACCGTGCCACTGGCCGTTGGCGTTCTTCACGCCCGGCGCCTTGCCTATGGCCTTGGGCCTACGCGCAAAAGTGCTGTTGGGAGAGGGTGCTGCACCCGGCGGGACGATGGGGACGAGACGCTTGTAGCCTGCGCTCCAGAAGCGCAGGAAGGGGTTTTCGCTTGTCATTCTTGGGCTCGCTCGAAAGACAAAGGCTGGTGAGCGTATCGCAACGTATGCCGGGTGCGAAAGCCAAAACCTACAAGTCTATGCTTCCGAACAATTCTTTGCGGGTCACGCCGAGGCGGACGTGGCCGTTCGGCAGCTCGCGCATGAACTCGTCGGCGGAAGGGACATGGCTGATGTCGCCCCCGGTGTAGTCGCCGGCGTCGCGTCGAACGATGGCGCTTGTGCGCCCGGTGACGGTGGCGAAAGGCAAGCCCGCGGCGCCGTCGAGTTCGTGCAGGTGGTAGCGGATAGAATGCCGCTGCACGCCTGGCAGAAAGTCCTCCAGTTCCGGCACGTCAGGCGCCCGGTTGTGCAGTTGCATGAAGGCTTTGGCGGCGTTGAACACGCGCAGCCTGCGAAGTTGGGCTTGGATCTTCGGGGTGGTCATTTGCGGCTCCGTTCCGCGAGCATCGCATCGGCCATGGCGTAGGCGTCCCGAGCCAGTACCGCATACTTTGGCGCGTCATCTTGCCCGACTAGGGTCGAGCAAAACCCCCGCATAGCCCCGCCCGCGAACCAGTCGCGAAGGTCCATGCCGTTTTCCCGGTAATCGATCTTGCCTTGGTTCGGAAACGCGGGCGGGTTTTCGGGTTTGTCTGTCGCCATATCACTCATCTCCTCCCAGTTGCGCCGGACCTAAGGCCGGCAGGTCTAAGTCCGACTCATGCAGCGGCTTGAACTCCTCGCAAGCCATCTCGATCTGGCCACCGCCATAGATCGCGAGTCTTTCCTCTGCGTTGACCCAAATCTCGTTGCACGTCAGCGAGGACCAGCGTGTTTCGCGCGGGTAGAGCCCGCCGCCCACTGTCCAGACGACGATCGTGACAAGGGCGAGGGTCACGGCTTGTCCTTCAGCGCCCGGATCGCGGCGGCAATATCGTTTCCCGCCGATAGGTAGCCAAGCCGCATTAGATCGCTTTCGAAGCGCGGAGGGCAAGACCGAAGCGCCTCCATCGCCGCCCTCTCCAGCGCCTCGGCGCGGGCGCGGGCCTCGCGTTTCAGGATGTAGAGAATGACGGCTTCCGCGTCGGTGTGCCATTCCGGCCAATCATGCGTGTTACCCGTGACATACGCTTCGGCCATAAGCCGGGCCAACTCGTCGCGCAGCTTGTCGGTCATCGGAAAACAAGCCCTCCTACTGAAAGCCCCAAAGCGAAAGCACTAAGCGCGAGAGATAAAAGTGGTCCCCAGTACTTCATCCCCGCCCCCGTGCCACGGCGTCGAGCGCGGCGTTGTGGCTCGCAATTCGTTCCGGGTGGAAGGGAGACGGCGGGCAATGCATTTGTGGCGGCATCCGGGCGGCGATGCGCTCTTGCAAGGAGCGGCGCGTCCGCTCGATAAAGGACTGCGAGGGGATGAAGCTGTCGCCATGCACAGACTTGATATGCGCCTCGACCTCCGCGTCGCTGACGACGATATCCTCGGGCTTCCAGGTCATGCGAAGCCCTCGTTCTGTTCGATAAGCACCCAGTTTTCGGCGCCCTGGCGCTGGTAGGTTCGACCGGACAGTGGGCCGTGTATGACGATGCGCCAGTCGTGGTCCGGGTCTTTGGCGGCCATGGCCTCGGCTTGCGCGCCGGTCATGTAGTCCTCGTCTTTGGCGTCCTCGATTCGCGGTTCGTCATAAACGCAGCGATTGTCGCGCATCAGTGCTGCCATGCCGAAGCCTACGGCGATGACGCCATTTGGCGGGAAAGTGACGGCAATCACGCCCGCAGCCTCACAATTAAGGCAGCCGTGCGGTTTGCGGTTTTCTTCGGTGATTGGCGGCTTCCAATAAGCCGGTCTGGTTCCTGCGTCGGTCATCGCGCACCGCCTTTCGCGCGTTCGAGGTTGCGGACGGCGCTTTTCCAGGCTTGGTATTTCCCCTCGAAGCGCTTCAAGTCTCCCTCAGCGGCGAGCATTTCAACCGATGCCTTCACGACGGCCCGCTCGGCTTTGGTCAGGCGGTTGGCGCGTTTCATCGCAGCAAGGACGGCGCGGCGCTTTTTATCGATCATTTCGATGTTCGGCCCGTAGGTCTGAGCCTCGTCGTACTCGTCCAGCAGCCGCTCGGCTGTCTTACCCATCATCCCTCTCCCTTGTTGGCTGCGCGCAGGGCGGCGATGGCGGCGCGGTGTCCCGACATATATCCGGCGATAGCTGCGGAGCGGACATGCACGTTGAACCCGGCGTGTTCGGGGAACGCACCGCTGCACCAATCCTCGGCCTCGTCTGCCAATGCACCAGCGTCCGGCACGCCCGGCTCCGTCGTCGCGCGGCGGTTCCAGGCGCGGAAAAGATCGGCGCGAGCGGATCGCCAGTCCTCCGCTGTGGCGGATGTCGGCCTCTTGAGCCACGCCCGAAAAGCGGTTTCCACAGCATCGAGCAAGGTTTCCGCGTTCAATTCATCGGCCATCGTCGCCTCCATCAACCTTCGTTGTCGCTGTCGTAGTCGTCGGGCACGCGCGAGCGCCCGCTTTTCGCGGCGAGCCTTTCGAGCGCATCGTCATAGGTTTCCGGCCCCGTCGTGTGCTTCGCCTCGACCGGCGCGAGCGCGGCTCGCACAGCCAGTGTTGCCGCTTGCATAGTCCCGACGTACCCCGGAATGGTGTCAGTATCAAAATGTTGGACACCTACATCGTCAGCGGCGTTTGCCAAGGCTTCAGCCAATTCGCGCAGCCGCGCGTTCTCGGCCTCGGCGCGCTCGGCGCGCTCCAGTGCGCGGTTTAGGTCCGGGTCGATGCTGTTCAATTCTTCGTAACTACCTTCGACCTCTCGCTCCAAATCGCGCGTGCGCTTTTCTGCCGCCTCGGCGCGGGCCTTGAGCGCGTCGCGTTCGGCGGCAATTTCGTTGCAACGCTGCTTCGCAAACGAGAGGTCGCTTTCCAAGCCGTCGATCTTGTCGGCCTCCGCCTCGCGGCGGGCTGCTTCTTCGCGGCGCAATGCCTCGGCAAAAAACCAAGAGCAAGGCGTCTGCCCCATGTGCTCTGCGTTTGAAATTTGGGTACCAAGGTCACGCAGCATCCCCGGCGTTAGTCGGTCGGTCATCACTCTCCCTCCTTCATGCATTCGTAGCGGATTCCGCCCCGCGCGCCGGCGGCGAGGTTCGCGGTCACCTCGGCGCGTCGGGCCGCCGCGCATTCACGCAGCGTGGCGTATTGGGCGATCGGCGTGAGAACGTCCGGCGCGGACGCTAGCCAGAGCAGGAGCACCCAGGTCATGCGAACACGTCCTCCTCTTTGGCCGGGGCCACCGCGGGCTCTTGCTCCGACGCCGGCGCCGGGAACATCGCACCCACGCACTCGGCCAACGTAGCGCGCGTGACGGAGTGGATGGTGCCGTCTGGCGTGAAAACCTCCAACGTCAACGGCTGACCAGGCTCCATGCCGTAGACGGAGAAGCCGAGTTCCGGAAAGCGGGCACGGAGTCCGTCGAGGTCAGTCATTGTCGGTCCAGTCGATCGTCTGGACGGCGGCGGGGTTGACAAGAATGCGGGCGTTCGACTGCGAGAAGCTAAGCATTTCTCCGTCGATGCCTCGAATCGAGGTGGATGTGTCGAAATCGAACTCTCGCACCGTTCCGTCGAGAAAGACGATACGGGCGTGGAAGCGAGATTTAGTCGAGGACATTCCCTCTCTCCTTTTTGAGCGCGGCCTTGCCGACGTCGCGCCGCAGCACATGCTCGACATAGTTGCTGCGCGAACGGCCTTCCGCCGCCGCTTTCGTCGAGAGCGCCTTGAGCAGCGACTTGGGAAGCCGCATCGTGGTGATGATCTTCTCGTCCTTCACTGGTACTACTCCTTGCAGGTTTGGGCTCCTGCAAAACCGTGTATGTCACAAGTATTCGAGGGCGTCAATCCTTTTTAAAACGCTCCGCGCGATAGCCGCCGGAAGTAAGCGGAAGACCAGCGGCCCACATGGGCAAGTCACAGATAAGTCGTTCAAATTCTTTGACGGTTCCGAAGTCTTTGCGAACCTCGGCCACCAGCTCGTCGTGGACCGTCATAACGATTGGATACCCGGCGTCCTCGGCTTTCAGCATGGCGTTCGCCATGATGTCGCGCGCAATCGCTTGTACACAGTTCTCGGTGTATAAGCCCGAGTACATTGTGTATCTCTCAAATCTTCTCGTGACAGAGTTGACGCCAAGAGCGGTAACGGCCTTGCGTTTCTCCCGCTCTGACGGCGGCTTCGTCTTGTCGGCCCACGGCACTTCCACGTCGCCGATCTTGGGGCTGGCGTAGGCAAGGCAACGGCCGCTCGGGAGCCGGCACCAGAGGAACCCCATGCGGACGAGGAACGCGACCTTGCCGTTGACGACGCGGACATGGCCCGGATTCTCGACGGCCTCGAAGGCCGCAACCTCCAGCGCCTTCCACAGCGCGACGGTCTTGGGGTGCTTCGCGCGCCACATGACCTTGGTGAGTTCCGACGCGATCCACGCCTCTCGCGGCATCTGATCGGCGCCTTGGTCCTTGCGGGCCAAGCACTCGGCGTAGCGCTCTGCCGCCTTCTCGAACGTGTCGGCCGCCACGGCGTCTTTGAGCGGCCCGTAGGCGGCGGCCATGTCGACGTCGGGGTAGTTCTTGGCCATCGAGTAGAAGGCGCGCACACCGCCGGCAAAGCCGAGGGCAAGAACCGCGACCTTGCCGACCTGCCTTCGGGGATCCTTCTTGGTGATGGTCGCCACTGGCACGTTGAAGATGTCAGCGGCCGCAATCTCGTAGAGGCCGGGCCCGCGGCCTTCGTCATTGGCCCGGTAGGCGTCGAGTTCCCACTGCTCCTCGGCCAGCCAAGCCGTCACGCGGCCTTCGATCGCAGAGAAGTCGGCGCTGATGAGGTCGTGGCCTGGTGCGGCGCGGATGATCGAACGCAGGCAATCCGATACAGCCGAAAGCGGCGGGCCATAGAGGAAAGAAACCCACTCGGCATCGCCGCGCATCATATCCGGCACGGCCTTTTCGGGGTCCTTAATTACCCCCGTTCCGCGTGGAAAATTTTGCAACTGGAGCAATTTTCCAGCCCAACGGCCCGTAGAGGTGCCGTGGTACAGAAGCATCCCGCGCGCCCGGCCGTCTTTGCACGCCACCTGCTCCGCGGCCTCCAATTTGGCCGTGCTCGATTTCGCCCCCTCTTGCCGCAGCTCCAACGCTTTGCGGCAGTTGGTGGGGAGGTCTTCGAGGTTGAGCAGTTCCTTGATCGACGACTTGGCCAAGCTCTCGGCTGGCACGTAGTTGTCTTGCAGCCAATTCGTCAGCGCGCCGACTTGCGTGGCCGCCGTGACGTAGCCGCCTGTCGCCAGCGTCATCTCCCGGTCGAGGCGGGTCTGCGCCTGTTCGACGATTTGCTTCATCGCGCGGACAAGCGGCAGGTCGAGGAGGACGCCGCGGTTGTTGATCTTGGCGTCGAGGAGCCAGATGCGGCGTTCGAGTTCGGACAGCGGTACGAGGCGACGGCGGGCCAGGCGCTCCGTCTCTACGTCGATTTTGCAGTAGGCGGCGAGACGCTGGAGCGATTCCTTGTCGGCGTCGTGCCAGTAGAGGCCGTCGGGCTCGCCACGGCGCGGCTTGCGGGGTTTGGCCATGCGGAGCATGACCGATCGGCCCTCCATGTCCTTCTGCACCGGCAGGCCGAGAGCGGCCGAGGCCCCGGCCAAATCGCGCGGCAGAGCCATCGCAGCGGCCATCGCGGCCGTGTCGTCGTACTGCTCGACGCGCGGAATCGGCCAGCCGTATTTGGGGCCGAGCAGGGCGTTCCAGCCAAGCATCTCGAACCCGGCCACGTTCCAGCCCGACACCATGCCGCCGGCGCGGATGTGCTCGGCGATGCGCGGCGGGCACGGCTCACCCGGCCACCACGTCTGCACTTCTTCGTCGTCGAAGGCGTAGCACGCGAGCCAGACGTCGGTCGTGTCGCTCTCAAAGTAGACATGCGCGCCGGTCTTGCGGAGGTCGACCGCAGAGCGGGATTCGATGTCCAAGAACAGGAACTCAGACATCGACATGGAACCTCCCCGCGTTGATTGCCGTGATGGTCGATCTGGCGACGCCGAACTCGATAGCTAAGCGCTTATGCGTCTCCCCGTTTTGGATGCGCTCTTTGATCTGCGCGGCTTGAGCCGGCGACAGTCGGTAAACGACGCTGCTGCGATGCCACTTGCGGTCCCGCGTGTTTTCGGCGCGCGTAGACCAACACAAGTTCTCCACCCGATTATCTTTCTCGTCGCCGTTTAGGTGACGCGCTTGCGCGTCGGGGAACGGGCGCGGACCGGTGAACGCAGTTAGGACAAGGGTGTGGACGTTATGGGTGGCCCCGCCGATTACAACGGTGAGGTGGCCGCTCGGGCGAGGCCCTGGCCGCAGTACGCGCCCACGGTAGAACCTCTCGCTTACCTCTCCGTCGGCCCGGATAACGTAAACGATCCGGTCAAGCGACCGCACCCGCCCTTGATCGCTGATTTCGTACAAGCCCTCGAAGCCGACAACGGGCTTCCAGACCTCGACTCGCGGCAGGGTGCTCATCCGAACACCCCGCCGCTCTCGTCGCTTTCGTGCGCTAGCACTTGCGACCGCCTTTTCCCTTCTTCGCCATATCGATCACCTCCTTTCGAGTTTGTTGTGTCGGCCGCCAAAGCAGCCAGCCGCGCCCGCGCAATCTCGATGTACGCGGGATTTAGTTCGATCCCGATGCAATTGCGGCCGAGCCGCTGCGCCACCACGCCCGTCGTCCCCGAGCCGAAGAACGGGTCAAGGACCGTGCCGCCAGAAGGCGCCCCGGCAAGGATACACGGCTCGACAAGGCGCTCGGGGAACGTGGCGAAGTGCGCCTCTTTCACGGGCTGCGTCGGAATCGTCCAGACGTTCCGCTTGGCGCGCATCTCTTGGCCGTCAGCGGCCAGAGACTTGATAATTTCGTTAGGACGCCGGGAGCGGACGCGGGCCCCCGCAATGCCGCTCTCGTACTGGTCCTGCTTGAAGCCGCCCTGTTGCGTGTCGATCGTGGCTTGCGCGTAGCGCTTCTTGCTCGACTCCGCTATGGGCTCCTTGATGGCCGCGTGGTCGAAGTAGTATTTCTCCGACTTCGCCAGCATGAAAACATACTCGTAGGCCGGGGTGCAGCGGCTTTTGACGCTCGACGGCATGGGGTTGGGCTTGTGCCAGATGACGCAGTCTCGCAACCACCAACCGTCGGCCTGGAGAGCGAGAGCGATTCGCCACGGCATACCCACGAGGTCTTTCGCCTTGAGGCCGCCCACGACCGTCGAGAACGGCTTGTCGCGGAACGTGCGGTCGTCGTTGCCGGCGGCCTTCGTGTCGGAGGCGCTACGGCCGTTGACGCTCGACGCCCACATATCGCCGTAGTTCATCCAGAGCAGCCCGTCAGGACGCAGCACGCGCCGCAGCTCGCGGCAGAGGCGCACCATTGTCTCGACGTGCTCCTGCGGGGTCGGCTCCATGCCGATCTGGCCGACGACGCCGTAGTCGCGCAGGCCCCAGTAAGGAGGGCTCGTGACGATCGTGTGGACGTGGTTTGACGGCAGCGTATCCAAGCAAGAGAAAACGTCGCCTTGAAGGATGTCTACGGGCATCAATCCAAAACGCTCCCTTCGCCGTCGTTCTCCGCACGATGTTTATTCCGCTCTGTAGGTAACGCGCTCATCGTGCGGACAGCATGTTGATGATTGTTCCGAGGGCGAAGCATGTAGAACCTGCGAGGTACAGCCAGTTAGCGGTCATACTCTGTCTCCTTCTGAGAGTTTATCGGGTCCGTACTTCATCAGTCCAAAACGCTCCCTTCGCCGTCGTAGGCCACGGCGGGTTTGTCTGCCGCCAAAGCCAACGCCGCCCGCAACGCCTCGGAGGCCGTATCGGCCTGAGCAAACGGGAAGTAGTCGTAGCTGTCGCCGTTGCGGCGTTTGAAGGCGGCGTGGAAGCGGCCCTTGTCGCATTGGAACAGGTTGTTGAGCAGAAGGCCGCGGGCGGCGGCCTCGCGCAGCGCAGCAACGCCTTGCGCGGCATCGGCGAGCGCGGCTTCGTCTTGCGGGGTCACGGCGCTTCGCCCCGCAGCTTGGTGAGCGCGGCTAAAACTTTCTCTGCGGCGATCGTAAGCGCGGATTTAATTGGCGGGTAGTCCCCGACAATCGCAACTTTGGCATACGGCTTCATAGCACGAAAGCACTCAACCAACGCCGCCTCTGTCTCGTCGAGTACGGCGGCGATCTCGCGGCGCTGTTTGACGGTTAGCTGCGGCGATGCGCGCAGCACAGCGGATGGCCTCATCCCACAAGCTCCTTGAAACGACGCAAGAACTGCGTCTTGGCTTCGGTCGGCGTCCAGCACTCGATCCGCAGGCCGGGCAGCGGCTCGGCCTCGATGCCCCAGTCGGCCGGCGTGTGCGGCATCAGCACGGCCTTCTCGTTGAGCAGGATCCGCGTGTCGATCGCCTTGACCTCGGCGGGTTCGGCGTGCGGCAGACCGAACTTGTGGCACATGGCCCGCATGACGCCCGCTTCGATGTCGGCGAAGCCCGTCAGGTGCGGCTTGATAGGCCGAGAAACGTCGGGCAGGTAAGCCTCACTGGCGTCGTGGAGTAGCCCCCACAACGCGACGGCCTGTGAGCAGTACCGGGACACGTAGACCGAATGTTCGGCCACGCTGTAGAACTGCTGCGTGTGCCCGCTGTAGCGGCACTTCATCGCGAGCGCGTGGGCGATGTCTTCGAGGTCCACGTCCTCGGCGGACGGGCGCAACGGCCAAAATTGACGGCCGCTGGCGGTCTGAATCCAAGACATATCAGGCTCCCTTCTGCTTCATCCGTCGCGCGGCTTCGGCCAGCCAGTCCTCGAAGGCCCACTTGACCTCCTTGTCCAAGCTGCCGGTCAGCCGCGCGACGACGAAGCCGTTGAACTCAAGCCTGCCGCCGATGACGACAGGCCCCATCACGGTCTTCTGGCCCATCAGTCGAGCACGCTCTCGATGCCGAGGGCGCGGCGGTAGAGGTTGACCAGCTCGTCTTGCTCTCGCCGGTCGGCCTCCTCCATCTTCCGCAGCGCCACGATCTTCCGCATGATCTTCGTATCGAAGCCGTTGCCCTTGGCTTCGGCGTAGACCTCGCGGATGTCGGCACCGAGGTCGGCCTTCTCGGTTTCCAGCCGCTCGATGCGCTCGATGAAGGACCGCAGCTTGTCGGCTGCGATCCCTCCCGCCGAGTTGTGACCCGGGCCCGCAGTCACGAGAAGAACCCGCCAGCGCCGGCGCCACCCTGCGTCGCCGCAGGAGCCGCACCCTCGTCCGCGATCTTCTCCAGCAGCGACTCGACCGGCGGGGCGCCGCCACCCAGGCGCTCGCCCGGAGCCGCGAACTGCACGTAGGTCAGGCCGAACGACACGCCGTCGCCGTTCTTCGGATTGCTCCAGGCGAAGGCGTTGATGACCGCGTTGACGTAGCAGCCGGCGTAGATGTCGTCGGGCCCGGCGATCGTCAGGGAGCGGGTGTAGAGGCGCGGCGGCCGGTCTTCGTTGGCGCTGGCCCGGATGAACCAGCAGCCCTCGTAGCCGCCGTGGCGCGCACCCGACTTCTTGTTGAGGCCCTGCGGGCCGTCGCCGTCGAGCACGGGGTTCTTGATGAGGCCCTGCTGCAAGCGCGGCAGGCCCTTGTCGCCCCACTGCTTGACGACGACTTCGCCGACCGCCTTCTTGAGCGCGGCGACCGTGTCGGCGGCCGTCTTGGGGAACAGCAGAGTCGCGTTGAACTGCTTCTTGCCGTCGTCCTTGACTTGCGGCTTGTAGAGGTTCGGGTAGCTGAGTCGGACGTTCTTGATGACGAAGTCTTCGGAGCGTGCGTTGGCCATAGGCTTTCCTTTCAATCGATCACGGAGAGGAACTTCGTCGGCCCGGCCACCACGGCAGGGCGCGACGTCTTGTCGGCGCGAACCAAGTTGAGCCCGGTGATGGGCTTCTCGGTCAGCGCCTCAAGGGTCGAAGCGAGTTTCTTTTTGCGCTTCGATCCCAAGGTCTTCTCGACTTGGCTTGGGCTCTTGAGCTTGCGCTCGTAGAGGTCGTCCACACCCATGCCGGCGGCGGTCAACCCGGCCACCACCATGTCTTCGTCCGTCCACTTGCGACGGCCGATCTTCTCGACGAGCTGATAGCCGGGGATGTCGGTCCCGCCTTCGGCCAGCGTGTGCGCCAGCGCCCGGCAGGCGTTGAGCCAGGACTCGATCATGTCGGCCATGTCGAGCACCTTGGCCAAGCGCGTCGGGTCCAGTTCGTCTGGCGTGTTGCGGAGTGTCGGCTCGTCGCGGTCGTTAAAGAAGACACCCGCAGCGTCCAGAGCGGCCTTCTCCTGCGCCGGGCAGATCGCCCGGGCGGGGCAGAAGGTGCAGTGCTCGCCCGTCGAGAGGTAGGCGGCACCCCACTCCTCGCGGGACAGATCGCCCTTGATGGTGGCGTAGCGCTCCTCTGCGGCCTTCGACTCGCGCATGGCGGCCAACAAGTCGGCCGTCCATTCCATCAGGTCGGCGACGTGGAACTCCTCGGAGCGGATCCGGCCGTCTTTGTGTGGCGCGCGAGGCTGGACGATCGTGACCTTGACCGCATCGACGTCCAGCTTGGGGAAGGCCAGCATGGCGCCGAGGGCGTAGGTCCGCATCTGCTTGTTGCCTTCGGCCTCGACGACGACACCCCGGCCGCCCTTGAGGTCGACGATTTCGAGCAGCTTTTCGGCGGCTAGGTGGATGACGGCGTCGCCGGTTCCGCCAGCGTCGAACGGCGGGGTAAGTGCGGCGAGGTTGAAGCGTTGTTCGATGAAAAGCGGGTTGACGTAGTCGCCTGTGTTGTCGACGCCGCCTCGGCGCTCGCGGACATAGTCGACATAGACCTTGGCGGTATCCGCCATCTCCTCGTCGCACTCGACTTTGCCGTCGCCGACATCGACCGTGCGCCCGATCCACTCCTCGGGCTCCCGGCCGTTGCGGAGGCAGTCTTCCGAGACGGTGTGGCATGCCGTGCCCCACTGCGCCGCAGCCCCGGAGGGCTGCGGCGGCACCTTGGCAGACAGCGCCAGCGAACCCGGGCACGCCCACAGGCGAGCCGAGGCCGACGCCGACCAGGTTGCGTGGAGTCCCATCAGACGGCCGTCCGGTTGTTCGGGTTCTTCGCGATCATCTCCTCGATGGCGGCGATGGCTTTGCCGTACATCTCCGGCGTGTTCGGGATGTCGCTGATCTTCTTGCAGCCTTCGCCGAACATCTTGGCCAAGAGCGCGGGGCCGTCGGCCTGCGCCGCAGGCATCCCGTACTTCTTGACGTAGAGGCCCATCGTGTTACGGACGTCGTCGATCGTCACGTCCTTGGCGGGGGTCGTCGCCTTGGGCGCTTCGTCCTTCTTGTCCTGCGCGGCCTCAGCGGGCGCAGGCGCCGGGGCGGGCTCGACGGTCACTTCGACCTTCGCAGCCTTCGGCTTCTTGGGCTTCTCGGCGGGGGCGGCCGGGGCGGGCGCAGGTTCGGCCACGGGGGCGGGGGTCGGGGCGGGCGCCACGGCGGCGGGGGCCGTGCCGCCCAGTTTGGCCAGCATCTCCTCGACCGAGGAGAAGGTCATACGAACTTCGATCACGTTTGGCTCCTTTCAAGGACTTGTTTGATGGTCGAGACTTTGCGGGTGAGGATTCGCGCGAAGGACTCGTCGATCGAGCCTTCGAGCGCACAGACGCGGACCCGCGGTTGCCGCTTCTGTAGGTGATTGGTGATACGGAGGGCCGCCTGCGCCAAATCCTTCGGCACAAAACTGTACTCGACGAACATCAGCTCGCACGCGGCCGAGAGGTCTATGCCTTCGCCGGCGGCTTGGATTTGGCCGACGAACACGCGCGCAGCGCCTCGCTGGAACTCATCGACGGCGGCCTGTCTGGCAGTCGCGGGCGTGCGGCCGTCAATGCCGACAACACCATACGGCTTGAGCAGCGTCTTGAGGGCGTCGATGACGTCCGTGTGCCAAGCCATCAGCACGATCTTGTCGAGGCCGTTGTCCAGTTCCTCGGCCACCGCCTTCGCGGCCGCACCGGACTTCAACTGGCCGGTGATGCGGCGCAGCGGCCCCAAGTGCATCTCCAAGTTCTTGGTTTCTCCGACCTCGGCCGCGTCCAAGATGGACTGAGCATCCTCGTTGTCCCGCAGCTCCTTGGGGAGCCCGTGGACGTGGAGGCTGTGGAGAGCGAACACCGGCTTGGTGATGCCGACGTCCTGCTGCGTGCGGCGCAGCCAGAAGCCGTCGAGGCGCTGGCGCAGTTCGTCGAGGTTCTTGCCGCCCGTGATGACGCGGATGGTGTTGAAGCGCAGACGCTTCGGATACCAAGTGCAGTAGCGGTCGACGAAGGCGTCGTAGGTGAGCCCGGTGACGCGCTCGGGGGCTAGGGCCCCAAGCATCGGGTAAAGGTCGGCCGGAGAGTTGGCCATTGGGGTTCCGCTAAGACACCAGACGTTGCGCGCCTTGAGGCCGCTGTGGAACGCGGCGACGGTGCGCTTGGCCTCGGGGTTTTTGGCGTAGTGGGATTCGTCGAAAATGACGACGTCCCAGGCTTGCGCGGCGAGCTGCGGAGCCAGCGCCGCAAGGCTGTCCCACCCGACAATGACCACGTCGGTGTTCAGGGCCGAGCCAGACGAGCCGTAGATGACGCCGACGCTGCGGTCCATGTTCGACCACTCGCCGAACTCGCGCTTCCAGTTGGGGCGGCCAGAGGCCGTGGTGACGACGAGGATGCGTCGGGCCAGCACGTAATCGCACGCCATGATCGCTGCGCCCGTTTTCCCAACACGCTGCTCATCCGCCAGTAGTGCGGATTTCCTAGCGGCGAGAAAACGGGCGCCTTCGATTTGATGCGGGTACGGCGTGTTCACCAGCGTCTCCGAGGTTGAGGACGCTGTATGCCATCAAGACATACAGCCCGTCAAGACTATTTTCCTTCGCCGTCGGTCTTCTTGAAGACTTCGCCGTCCGGACCGACAAAGCGGTCGTCCGAACCCCACCCGTTGCGCTGGTATTCCATCAGAAACAGCAAGCAACATCCGGCGTGGGCCAGATGAGACTTCCCGGTTTCCGGATCGTTTTCTTGGCCGCGCCACCAAGCCCACATATGCCGCATCATCGCGGCGAAGTATCGACCCCATCGGGCGCCGCGCGCCCAGTTGTTGTCACCGTACTTCTTGGCGCCGAACGTCAGGACTTCCGCGATCTGCTCCACGGCCGCGAACGGCACGAGGTCGAGCCGCGCCTTTTTCGGCTCGTCGCCGGACTTGGACGCTTCGCCCGTCGGCGCGTTGATGTACGGATCGACGGGCGGTGTCCCGACGATACGAACCGACGAGAAACCGATGTCGGCGACCTCGGCGACGATGTCGCAATCCGGATTGTGGGGGTTTACGGTTGCGCCGAAGCAGTCCCACAAGAACTGCGCGCCATCCAACCCGACCCACTCTAAAAGGCCGTCATAGTAGTGGCTTCGGGTGATCGGCCCCACTGTTTTGCCATTACGCAGGACGTAGCACTTCCCGACTTCCAAAGGTTTACTCAAAGACATTGGCTCCTCCAAAGTTACGTCGGCCCCATTCGGCCACAAGTGCGCTCTCAGCCCGCCCGTCGTCTTTGACGCGAGCGAACAATCCGGCCTGGGCGGGCCACAGACGAGACGCCAGCGCGCGCGCCCCATCCTTTCCTTCGTTGCACCGCAACGCCTTCTTCCACGTCACGGGCGCTACCATCTCGACTCGCAGCGACAGCGCTTTGGCCGTGTACTCGACGGCGCCGGCCGATCGGCCGAAGTTGAACGCTGCGGGGGCCGACTGGCCCGGTATGCCGCCCACCTGCTCGATGACGACGATGTCGGGTTTCCACTGACGGAAAAGGCCAGACAAAGCGTAGCCATCGACCTCGGGCTTGTCGGTCTTGCCGCGACGGATCTTCAAGACCGGCATATCGGACACAGTCTTCAACAGGCCCTCGTCCAGCACGGCAAGAGCGCCCGAAGCGCCGGGGTCTACGCCGACAATCCGCACGGTGCCTCCTTAGCGGCCAGCGCGTCGTCGATCCGCGGCTTCAAGAGCGGCGAATCTGTGTATTCGCGCAGCACTTCCAATTCGTCTGCCGCGTGGTCGCGCGCCGGGCAGCGAAGTCCCTCGCGCCGCAAGGTCCGCAGCTTCTTGGCGTTTTCCCAGAACATCCGGTATTCACGCAGCTTCATCGTGGTTTGGTCAGCCATTCCCTTCTCCGCAGAGGTAGATTGTCAGAGAAACGGGACCGCCTTGATCTAGCTCAAGATAGACGAGCAGCACGGCGAACCAGTCGGCCGGTACGGTCTTTCGCTGGAACCACTTCCGCACGACCTCGTCGGAAGGAGGTTGTACGCCGAAGGCTCTTAGAAAAGACGAGAGCTTGGCGGGACTTTGAAAATTGGTTGCTAGAAACTTACCGTAATCGAACACGGGTGGCTCCTTGCCGGGCGTCAAGGGAGTGTCGCGTAAAATAGCGGCGGTGTATGTCACCGTCAACCGATTTCGCGAAACAAAGCCCTTGACTACTCCCCGGAAGTGACATACAAAGCCAATACTGTCGCTGGAGAACACGAGAGATGGTTCGTAAAAATCGCACGCACGTTGCCATAGGCGGCGATACGCCTACACCGGCTGGTCTGCGGCCCAAGTACCTGTCGAAGCAGGAATTTGGTCGTCGCCTCTACAACCTGATGCTGGCGAAGGGCTGGCATCAATCCGAGTTGGCCCGGCAGTCGGGTTTGCCGCGCGACCGCATCAGCACCTACATCCGCGGCGTCGCCATGCCGACGCCCGCCAACGTCCAGGCTCTCGCCAAGACGTTGAACATCGAACCCGAGGCGCTGTTGCCGAACCACGTCGAGTCGGCCATCGACGAGGATGCGCCGTCTTTCGAGATGAAGTCTTCCACCGCCGCGCCCGGCAAGGCGTGGCTGCGGGTCAACCGCTTGGTGTCGTTCACGACCGCCACCAAGATCGCTGAACTTCTGGAACAGGATGGAGTCTGAGATGGATAAGCGAATGCCGATCAAGCTGCGCGAGCACGGAACGTACTATCAGCGCTCCGGCCATGTCGTCGGCCCCGTGCATCTGGACCGGGACATGGGGGAGTTCTGCTTCTACGCAGATAACGAGCGCTCGCCCCGCCTTATGGTCGAGGTGTGGGACGAGAACGGCAACAGCATCTTCAACGACCCGCGCGACGACATCGTCGCCGAGTGGCGCCCCGACATGCGAGGGTCGCTCTGATGCTGCCCGAACTCATCCAAGCCGAGAACGGCTTCTACTACATCCACTGGACCGAGAACCGCCGATCCAAGCGCGTCAGCACGAAGACGAAGGATCCGGCCGTCGCCAAGCGGGCGCTTGCCAACTGGCTCCTCGGCGACGAGCGCGTGGCGCAGGACGACGGTGCCGAGACGCACACGATCGCGACGCTGTGGTCGCGCTACGAGACGAAGCATGTGGACGTCAAGGCGATGGCCGCCGACACGGCCAAATTCTCGTGGGCCAATCTGCGGCCGCACTTCGGCGGCCTGACGTTGGCCGAGGTGTCGTCCGACACGGTCGAGGACTACATCGAGAAGCGTCGCGCCGGCATCATCGGCCGCAAGTCGAAAGACAGCACCATCCGGCGCGAACTCAACGTGCTGCGGGCGTGCTGGAACTGGTGCGCCGATCCCAAGCGCAAGATCATCTCGTCGCGCGACATCCCGGCGTTCGATCTGCCCGACGACGGCCCGCCTCGCGACCGCTGGCTCCGCATGGAGGAGGTTCAGAAGCTCCTCGACGCGGCGGCAGAGCGGCGCGTCGGCGACCGCCTTTCGCGCGGCGAGCGCTTCCTCTGGCTCGCGCTCGAAACGGGGGCCAGAAAGGAAGCCATCTGGCAGCTCACCTGGGACCGCGTGGACTTCGACATCGGCGTCATCGACTTCAACGTCCCCGGCCGCCGCATCACGAAGAAGCGCCGCGCCGTGGTGCCGATCAGCCCGAGCCTTCGGCCCGTGCTGGAGCGCGCCTACCGCGAGCGCATCAACGACCACGTCCTCGACAACGAGGCCGAGGTCTGGCGCATCGTGAAGGGTATTGCGACCGCCGCAGGCGTCGAGGGGGTGAGTCCTCACGTTCTGCGCCACACGGCCGCGACGCACATGGCGCGCAAAGGCGTGTCGCTGTGGAAGATCGCCAAAATCCTCGGCAACACGCTGACGATGGTGGAGCGCGTTTACGCGAAGCATTGCCCCGATGACCTCCGCGAGAGCGTCGGGGCTATTTCTGGCGGCGCACTCCGCGCCGTCTATCAGGAAGGAGCAGGACAATGAACCTGTTGGACTGGATCGTCATTCCGTTCGAGGCCGAACGCGATGCCGAAGAACGGGCGCGCGACGAACTGGCCGAGGAGCGAGAGCGGCTGGTTGCGGCGGAGAACGAACACCTCATTCGCGTTCCGGTAGAGCGCGCGAAGCGGTGGTATGGGAGCCGCGCTATCGGGCATTGGGAGGAGATGCCGAAAATGTCCATGCTCGACCTCTACCACCCGTCCGCGTTCGCCGTGGACGGCTTCATGGCGCCCGGCGATCTTGGGCTCCCGAACCCGCCGCTTCACGCTACGTGGCAGACAACAGCGAGGTAAACGACTGATAAACCTGTATGCCTTGGAACCTACAAAACCGGCAAACTCCCTTCACACGGGAGGGGTCACAGGTTCAATCCCTGTCGCGCCCACCACCGGATTCTCCAAGGATTTCAACGACTGTCGGCCCGCGAGGCCGCGCCCGACAACGGGCCGACAGACGCTTTTTGGGCGCACTTTTGGGTGCAAAGGAGTTTCAGATGACTGATTGGCAACCGATCGATACGGCGCCGAAGGACGGAACCCGCGTGCTTATCTGCACCGCGCGGGGGTTCGTTACCGACGCCCGGTGGTCCGAGTCGGCTTGCTTTGGCGGGCAGGAGCGCGACCGGCCGGGTTGGCAGATGCACTACTGCGATGATGACCCGTGGTATTCCGAGGCGACGGAGAACGCGACGCACTGGATGCCGCTGCCCGAGCCGCCGTCAACCGAACAACGCTAGGCGCCGTCGCCGTTCTTCGTCAGCTTCGGTTATGAAACCTCGGATACCTTTCAGGAGATTCCGAAGGGCCTTAACCGAACAGCGCTAGGCGCCGTCGCCGTTCTTCGTCAGCGCGACGCTTCCTCTCCTGTTCGGGATCCGGCTGGAACAGGTCTGCGAGCGGTGCTGCGGCGCTCATCGCAAGGGCTGCGGTCATGGCGGGGTTGACCGGGCCCGCAGGACCCGCGGGGGCCGTTGCCGGTTGCGGCGGCGCGGCGGCTCCCGCCACCTGCACGGGTGCGGCCTCTTGACGCGGCTGACCGCGCGCACCGGCCAACTCAATGTGCCAATTCTCGTGCGGCAGCGGGAAGGCCAGCCCATAGTTGGCCGCGTTGGTGTGTGCCCAATCCCGCACCGCCGGCGAGGCGTAGCCGAGGTCGGCCGCAACGCCGTGGTTGTGCATCGAACGCCCCGGCGGAGCCACCCATTTGCGGGCGGCCTCGGGCGAGCCGTACTTGGCCAGAGCCCCGGCCCAAAGCTGCGCCTGCCGCTCGGGCGTGCGGTAGCCCGAGTTGATCGTGATTCCGCCGCCGGGTGCAGCGGCGAGGAACTGCCGCACGGCATCGGCGAAGCGGGGGTCGAGGTTGTCGTATGGCACGTCAGCGCCGAGGCGCAAACAACATGGCCAGCGCCGACATGGCCTCGGGGCTGGCCATGCCTTGCGGCCCGACGGGGCCTTGCGTCGGCACCATGGGTGCGGGCTGCATCGGCACGGCGCGCTGAGAGTTCGGCATCACCTGCTGCGGCGTCCACATGCCGGGGCGCCGGAACTGGTCGTACTGCTCGAACGGGTTCCAGCGCTCGGCCGGAGCGACGGGCGGACGGCTCGGGATGGGCTGACGCGGATCCATGTCAGCCTCCCCCGAGCAGCCACTTCCAGAAGCCGACCTTGGGCGGCGTTTCGCCCGCCACGGGCGTCGGCGGAGCTTCCGCACCGCCTTCGGTGGCCAGACGGTTGCCGTGCTCGACGAACACGCTGGCGTCGTCGGCGGGCTCGCCGTAGCCGGCCGCGACGACATCGACGTCGCGCGGAGGCGGGAAGTCGACGACCTGGTCCTTCGCATAAAGGACCGAGTCGACGAAAACGGTGTGGGTCATGCGGATTTTGGCCATGTCGCGCTCCTTACGCGAAGAAGATTTCGCCGACGACGTCGTTGGCGCCGACCGCCGTGGCGTCGGTGTCCGCGGCCCCCGTCACGATCGTAAGTCCGATGCCGGTGGCGAGGGCGAAGCCGCCCTCCAACATGATGTTGCTCACCCCGTTCGGCGGGATGGCGATCGTGCGGACGACACCCGCCCCCGCCGTCGGCAGCGTGGTCGAGTTGTGCAGCTTGACGTAGCGCCAAGCGGCGTTGGTGTTGGCCAGCGACCAGCCGAACACCTTGCCGGGGCTGCCCTTGACGACGGCGGCGTTGGTCGAGGCTCCCGAGACGATGTGCAGAGCCGACGCGGCGCCCGTCACGGTGCCACGGTATTGGTGGCCGACGTCGGCGATGAGGTTGGTGCCTGCGGCGATGGAGCCGGTACCGATGTTGGCCGTGACCGTGCCCGCGACGGTGGCCGTGCCTTGCACAGACACGGGCAGCGGGTTGGCGGCGCCGTTGGCCCGGTTGCCTTGGATGTAGACGGGGGTGTTGGCGAACTTCTCGACGGAGACGAACCCGACCGTAAACGTGGTGCTCGACGCGGGCGCCGTCGTGCCGTTGAAGTTCCAGAGCCAGACGTAAAGGTTGAGGTTGTCGTCGGGGATGTTCTCGACGCGGCTGGCGCGGGTCGCGACGGTCGGCGTCGTGCTCGTGGCGCGAAGCTGATCGTGCAAGAAGCACTCGCGGCCCGTCAGCTCGTTGTGGATGACGGTGCCGGGGGCAACGGTCGTGTTGATCGTGGCCGTCGTGTCGCCCGTCGCCCACCCGCGCCGCTGCGCGTCGAAGGCTACGTTGGTCGCGGTTACGCCCGTGAACAGGTTGCGGACGTAGCTGTGGCCGAACAAGGTCAGCGTGCCGGAACCGGACGCGGGCCAACCGGCCACCGTGAAGGTGATCGACGTTCCGGCCACGACCGAGGCGATGGCGTAGCGGCCGGGCACGCCCGCAGCACCCGTGATGCCGCCGAGATTGATGAACTGGCCGACGCTCGTGGTCGTGAACGTGTGGCCGGGGGCCGTGACCGTCACGCTCGTCGCCGAGTTGATCGTGTAGGACAGCCCGGCGCCGACCAAATCGGCCAGCAAAACGGCGAAGTTGTTGTTGGCGATGCGGGCCGACGCGACGATGCCGAACTTGAGCCGCAGCGCGCCTTGCCAAGCGCGCGTTGAGCGCGTCAGAAACTCCGCGTTGGTCGATGTGCCGGCGACGACGTTGAGCGAGCTGGAAGTCTGGTTGTAGGTGACGCCCGTACCGACGATCGGCGCCGTGAAATCCGAGGACAGGACCGAGGCGCCGCTTTCGGCGAAGCTGACGTTCCACACGTCTTGCCCGACGGGGCGCACGGGCGGAGCGGACGCATCGTTGGCCGGTACCGTCGTGACGAGCGCCGGGGTCTTGGTGTCGATGTTCGACAGCGACGTGTTGCCGGTCGTCTGGTTGGCCGCCGTGGCGACGCCGGAGACGGACACCGGAACGGCTGACAACCGAAGCTGCGTGTCGGTCAGCGGACCTTCGACCGGCACGCGGTTGCCGCTGTTCACGTCGGCGTCGGCCACGCGCAGATTGGCGTTGGTGTGCGGCGTGTAGACGGCCGCGTTGTCCGTCGAGCGGAGCGTGAGATTGTTGCCGTTGCCGTCTTTTACGAGGTGGTTGTCGGCCATAGGTCGGCTCCTAGAACAACGTCAAGTACATGGAGTTGCGGTCGTCGCTGAAATCCAGCGACGGGACGAACGGCGGGGGACCGCCGCCACCGCTACGGTCGGCAAGAACCGCAGCCCATTCGTCCGTCGAGATGGAGATGCCGATGCTCGCCATTAGAACAGCGCGAAGGCGTTGCCGGTCGACAGAGTGATGAGCTGCCGGATGCGGACGGGGTTGTAGCCCTTCTGCAAGGGCACGCCGGAAATGTCGTTACCCAAGGCGTCGATGACGCGGGCCGTGGCGTCGGCCGTGCAGAGAACGGCGCCCGTGGCGCCGCCGTTGGCGAGTTCCGTGGCGCCAGGGGTGATGGCGACGATGCGGGAGGCTTGGAAGGACATAGCTTACTTCTCCATGATGGCGCGGTTGGTTTCGCTGTCCGGGTTGTCGTCCAGCATGTCGAGGAGCGTGCTCGTCTGGTTGCCGAGCCACGCCCGAGCCCCACGCGCCAGAGCGGCGCGGTTGGCGGGGTTGTTCTGCTCCAGCAACCGCGCCGCCCACTCGGGGTCGAGCAGGGCGCGGTCCAGAGCCTTGTTGAAGGCGTCGACCTGCTGCTTGCTGGTCGCACGCCGCGCCCACACGCCGAGGATGCGCGTGGCGGCGTAAACGGGGCCGACGACGCCGCGCTCGACGGCGAACAACGACGACTGGATCGTCTCGACCGGCACGTTGCCTTGGAGTGCCTGCGCGGTGCCCGACGTGTTCGGCGCGCGGGCCGCGTTGCGGACATCGACGCCTTTCAGAACCTCGGCGATCTGCGTCAGGTTCTTGAGGTGGTCGGGGTTGTCGCGGTACAGGCGATCGGCAACGGCCCGCTTGGCGGGGTCGCCAAGGAAGGCTTCGAGCGCGCGGGCGTTCCACGTCCGGTCACCCTGAATCGTGCGGGGGCCGGTGCGGGTGTCGGCTTCCATGACCTGCCAGAAGGTCTTGCGCGCACCTTCGACGGCAGCCTTGTCGTCGCCAACGAAGCGCAGCAGCTCGTCAGCGGCGCGAGACGGATCTTTGTTGGCCATGACCATTCGCATGGCGCGCTCGGCGTTCTCGTCGCCGTACTGGAGATAACGCGCAACGACGCTGCGGCCCTTCTCGCCGAGTTCGCGGGTGAGGTCGCCTTCGGCGCCGCGGGCCATCGTCTCGGCGGCGCGCGTCTCGTAGGCGCGCTCGACGGTCTGGCGCAGGCCGGGGAAGCGGTCGATTTGCTGGCCGTATTCGTCCATGAAGCGGCGCAGGCCCTCGGGCGACGAGGCGTCGGCCTTGGACAGCACTTCCTCTTGGATGGCGCGGCGCGTCGCGGGCGTGTCTGCCTGCGCCAAGAGCCGCTGCATGTTCTGCGGATCGACGAACGTGCTCGCCACCCGCTCGTCGCGCATCCGGTACTCGCCGCCGGGGCGCGTAGCCGTGGCGTCGGCCAGCGGGGTACCCGGGCGCGTAAAGTTGTCGGCCTGCTCGCGGCGCAGCGTGCGGGCGGTGTCGAGCGCCGACGCCTGGTCGGGCGAGACGTTGCGCTGGATGAAGCCTTCGACGGCGTCGATATACCGGCCGAGTACGCCGGACTGCACGGGGCCGGTGCCGTCACGGCGCTCGGCGGCCTGCGCCTTGCGCTGCTCGGCGAGCAGGCGCGTCTTGAGCGCGTTGGCTTGGTCGAGTGCGACGGGCGCGGCGGCAGCGTCGCCTTCGGTGCGGCCGAGCGCGGCCACTTCGTCGATGATGGCGCGCGGCACGAGGTCGCGGTTGGCGGCGGGCAGGGATTGGGTGACTTGGTCGAGCGCCGCCGTCAGGTTGGTCGGATCGACTTGGTTCTCGCCCGTGTTGGCGGCTTCGTAGGCCGCGCGCGTGCGCGCGTCGGCCGAGGCCGCGGCGTTCTCGATGTCGGTGCGGATCGTGTTGCCGCGCGTCGCCGGCGTCGAACCCGGAGGCACGGCGAGCGGGCGCGTCGCGGCTTCCGCATCGGCCTCGGCGGCGGCGCGGTTGCCCGACACTTCGGCGAGGCGGTTGTCGCGCTCGGCTTCCAGAGCGCCGCGAAGCGCGCCCGGGTTGCCTTGCGGGGCGTTGGCCGCGATGGCGGTATCGACGGCCCCGGCGTTCTGCGAACGACGGCCGGCGAACATGCCGGAGTTGGGGCCGGACTGGCGCGAGTATTCGAGCGCGGCGAGGCCCGGGTTCTGCGTCCGGTCGGCCGTGCTTTCGATAAAGCCGGGGATGTTGTCGCCGATGCGGTCGCCCCGGCGGATCGCCGCAACGAGGTCGTCGGTGTTCATCACGCCGCCGCGCGCCGGAACGCCTGCGGCGTTGGCGATCGTATCGACGACAGTGTCGCGCACGACGCCGTCGGCGAATCGAGTGTTGCCCGTCATGGCGCCGACGACGTTGCTGGTGGGGCCGACGACCGAGCGCCCGGCCGCCATGCCGCCGACGCCGAAGATGGCGCCGAGGAAGTCCGAAATCGCGGCCGCATTGCTGTCCGGCGCATAGCCCGCTTGGTTGGCCGTCTCGCGGCCAACGGCGGCACCCGTGCCCGCAGCGCCCGCCATGAGCGCTTCGTCGCCGAGGTAGCGGCCCGGATTCACCGTGGCTTTCTCCAGCCCGAGGAAGCGCGCGACGGCGGGGGCGTTGCGCGCCATCTCCGGCGTCATGCGGGCTGCGGTGCCCATGACGCCAGCGACCGGAACGGTGGCCGCGCCGAACTCTTGGCCGACTCGGCGGACGCCGCGCTCGACCACGCCTTGCGGCTCCGGCACGTCGGTCGGCATACCGCGCACCATCCGCGACGCCGTGAAAGGCGCCATGAACAAGTCGCGAAGCTGGTCGGACCCGCCGAACGGCCGCTCGGAGATAGGCCCGACGCCGCTGACGCCGGGGAGCAGGTTGGCGGCGCGGGGCGCGTTGTTGACGATGTCGACGGGCAACCCAAGCAGGTTGGCCGCACCTTCGTTGATGCCGACCAACCCTTGCGTCATGCCGCTGGTGATGGCGTCCATCCACGAACGCGGCGGAGGTGCGGCGGCCGGGGGCGGCTGCACGGCGTTGCGGTCGCCGAAGGGCGGAGTCGGAGTGGTAGGCGCGGCGGGCGCTGCCGGAGCAGGCGCAGCGGCAGCCGCCGGCGCCTGAGACGCGCCGCCGAAGAACTGCTGCGTGGCTTCGGCCGCCGCAGCGTCGTCCGGCGCGGTGATGACGTAGGTGCTGCCGTCCGGTCCCGTGACGCGGTACTTCTGCATTTACGGCACCCGCTCGATCGTGACGGCGCCGCGCTGCGTCTGGATGACGACGGGTTGGCCGGGCGCGGCCGCAGGCGCCGGGGCGCCGCCTTGCGTGAGCGAGCCGGGGTTGCGAAGCGAGCGGACGCGCTCCGTTTCGCGGCCGATGAACTGGTCGATGCCGTCGAGGGCTTCGAGCGCCGACTGGTTGTTGCGGAGCATCCCGCCCGTAAGCGTCTCAAGCGCGCGCTCGAAAGCCTGGCGAGACACTTCGCCACGGGGGTTCTGCGCCTGCGCGTACTTGTAGGCCAAGTCGGACACCATGAGCCGCGCCTGCTGGATGGCGGGGTCGCGGGTCGGCGAGACGCGGCTGGCAACGGCACGGACTTGGTCGGCCGTGACGTTGGCCTCGGGCGACAACTGCGAGCCGAACGCCTGCTGGAACTCGCTGGCCACCGCCACGAGGTCTTGGGCCGCGCCGCGCACCGTGCCGGGGATGCCGATGATGCCGGGGTTGGCGCGAAGCAGCGCGCGGTATTGGTCTGCAAGCTGCTTCATCACGACGAGGTTGGCCTCGCCGCTGTTGCCTTCCGTGTTGTTGGCCGCTGTCGGGCGGACGACGCCCGTGTCGAGCTGGTTGCCCTGGACGGTCGTGTTGAACGTGAACGCGCCTTGCGGCAACGGCTGGCGCGTCTGCGAGTCGATCCACCCTTGCGGCGTAAGCACGGCCGTACCGACGACGCCGTTGGGCGCGCGGTAGTTCTGAGTCTGCTGGTTCGTGCCCGGCTTGGCGCCGGGCGCTTGGCCGACCGCGTCTTGACGGCGAACGAATCGCGACCCGTCGGCCCCGGCGATAACCTCCAAAGGAACTTGGCGGTCCACATACGCCTCGGTGGCCGGGTTGAGTGCGCCGCCGCCTGCGCGGATCGCAAGCTGCTGCGCCGCAAACTCGGATTCGTTGAGCGGGCGCTGACGGCCCTCGAACGTGCCGCCGCCGCCGGGCAGCATGACGCGCTGGCCCTCGTTGGCCGTGACCGTGCCTTGAACGGCGCCCATCTCGGCGGGCGACAAGCCGAGACGTTCGCCGACAGCGGCGGGCAGGGGCGCGCGGAAAGCGCCCGCCGCCACGGGCGCCACGATGCTGCGGAGAAGTTCCGTGTCCTGATTGCCGCGCGCGATGTTGGCTTGGTTGGTGAGGGTCATGCCGTGACCCTGGAACGTGTTTCCGGCGTTGCCACGCAGCGCGTAGTTCATCGGATCCATCGCGCGCAGGTCGCCCTTGGCGGCGAGGTCGAACAGCGTTTGCAGCCCTTGCGTCTCCAACTTCGTCTTCGCCGCGTTCGCAAAGCCCGCGGCGTCGGTGCCGCTCGGCGGCGCGAACAAGCTGCCCAACGACGCCGCCGCTTGCGCGAAGCTCGGATCGTTGAAGCCGCCGGCGAACATCGGGTTGCGACGAGACGACATTTAGACCCCCATACCGGCGCCGGAGCCGCCGGGGAAATAGCCCATGCCGGGACCGTAGGCGCTGGCGCCGCCACCCCCGAACAGGCCACCCCACGACGGCCCGACACCGGCAAGGCCGGCGCCGATGGCGACGCGGCCGCCGAGGTTGAGGATGTCGCCGAACAAGCCCGAGCCGCCCTTGCTCTTGGCCGCTTCGAGTTCGCCCGGCAGGAGTTCGCTCGACCGCTTGGAGAAGCGGTTGATGGTGTCGATCTGGCCGGCGTCGCGGCCCTGCTTGACCGAGATGTCGCCGAGCACGTCGCCGAAGGCGCGCAGATTGCCGAGCGCCTGGTCTTGCTGCGTGCCGTAAGCGCGGGCGCGCTGCATCGCGTCGGCGAGCTGCTGATCGACGACGACGTTGCCAGCACCAGCGCCGACGGTCGTCGGCGTCTCGGCCGGGGCGGCGCTCTGGCCGGTCGCCGGAGCGACGTTATTGGCGAAGTAGTCGCCGAGGGCCTGCGACTTGGTCTGCCGCTGGCCCTCGAAATTCTCGTAGCGCTGGCGCGCGCCCGTGTTGATCGGATCGCGTTCGCCGTCGAAGCCGCGCTGGCGGATGCGCTCGGCTTCCATCGCGTCGTTTTGGGCGCGCTGGACGCGCGCGGCCGCCTGCTGATTCATCAGCATCGAGCCCGCGCTCATCGCTACGCCGGCGACGGTTAAGGGATCGCACATCAGTTCTGCACCGTCACGGAGGTCTTCGGGACGCCGAACAGGCCAGTGTTGTACCGGCCGCCGAACTGGCCGCCGGACAGGGACGACGCGCGCTCCAACCCGGCCTGCTGGCCGAGGGCGCTCGTGAACGTCGAGAACAACTGGCCGAGCGGGCTGTAGGTGTCGGGGGCCGCCAAAGCAGACGCGCGCGACATGGCGCTGTTCGCCGCCCCGCCGGCGTCGCCGCTGGCGTTGAGCATCGAAATCAGGTCGCCGCGCGCACGCTCGACGTTGGTGCGGGCCGTGTTGGCGTGACCGAGGGCCTGGTCGGCCACCGCACGGCGGTTGGTGTCGTAGAGCCGCTGGAGCTCTTCCTCGCGCTGCGCGCGAACCGAGCTGTTCGTCAGGCCCGAGCTGTCCAGCGAGAAGGCCAGCGCGTTGCGCGCGTCTTGGTACTGCTGGTCGAACTGCGGGTTGAAGTACGACAGCGCGTCTTCGCGGCGCTTGTTGTAGAAATTGTCGTCGAACTGCGCGAACGTCTGGTTGATCGACTCGGTGCCTTGCCGGATGCGCTCTTGCCGCGCTTGTTCGTCCGCACGAGCCGCTGCCGCAGCGCCACCGCCACCGCCTTTGCCACCGCCACCCATCACCGCACCTTTTTGAGGTAGAACCCGACCGTCTTGGCCCCCGCCACGTTCTCGAAGAACTTGGCGGTCCTATCGGGCTGGAACCCGTTGGAAATGCCGAAGATGATTTCCTTGGCGTTCATGCGTTCGCCCCACTGGACGAAGGCTTTTACCAAGTGAGCGGCGGCCCGAGTTCCGCGCTTATCGGGACGGACGTATAGTGCCTCCTGGACGACGTAAAGTCCAGCGGCCATTGCATAGTTGGCCGTCAGCGCCATGAGGTAGCCGACGACTTCCCGCTCGCTCTCTACGACGAAGATCGTAGGCTCCGCGCGAGCCAGGTATAGATCGAATGTTTCACCGCAAATGTCCGCGTCAAAAGCCAGATGCGGTAGCGTTTCTTCCACCTGCATCCGGGCCAGCGCGAGAACGGCGGCCTTATCATCCGCGATCGCCAACCTTGCGAACATCATGGCTAACCCACGAGAAGGACACGAAATCTTCGCCGAAGCACCCGAAACCCCGCAGTTCGGCCTCGCGGACGAGGCCGAGGCTTTCCAGCCAGCGGTGCGAGTCGAGGTGGGTGCTGATGGACAGGCAGTCGATCCGATGGACGCCGGCGCTTCGCACCTGCGGCAGCAGCCGGTGCCGGATGAACCGGGTCAGCGGCAGGCCGATGACCGGAAGCCGCTCGGTGGCCGCCATGTAGAGCGTCCCGACCCCCTGCCGGCCGATGAAGACGCCGCCGACGGCGATGGGCTCGTCGGGCATCGAGGCTAGGATCGGGCTCGACACCTTCGACCAGGTGTCCACCAATTTGTCCACAAGGGCGTCGCGGTCGCGGATCCCATAGACCGCCGAGAACTCGGCGTAGTCGGCGGGCCGCATCCGCCGGGCCACGTACTCGATGTCTGTTTTGTTGGCCGCCTCAACCCGCATTGGGTGCGTCTCGCGCCGTGTCGTAGGTGATGACGATGCTGGACAGCTTGGCGGCCGTCGAGCCGGTCGTCTTGAAGCGGGCGCTGACATGGGTGCTGAACCCGACGGCAGGGACGCGCTCGCCCGGGTATGTCGTGCGGGACATGACGCCGACCTTGTCGCTGGCGTCGATGTCGTTCGGGTCGAAGGCGAGGCGGCACTCCCAGTTGCCAGTCATGGCGGCGTCCACGCCCTCGAAGCGCTTCGGCACGGTCGGCGCGTTGGCGTCGAGGTACGGTGTCCAGGCTTCCGCCTCGGTCGCGTCGTAGGTCAGCGCCGTGCCCGTGCCGCCATAGACCAGAATCTTGCCGCCCGTGCGGACGTAGACCTTGCGGTTGAACACGGTGGCGTCGTCGACCGAGAACGGGATGCGGACGCCGTTTTCGTAATACGCCGGGGAGTACGTCGTCCACGCCGACACCTTGGCGCCGGGGAAGAACGAGAAGACGAAAACCTGGTCGAGCATGACGAGCCAGAACCGGCCGTCGCCGGGCTCGATGAGGCCGAGGATTTTGAGGCGGTCGTTGGCCGACAAGGCGGCCAACTTGGCCGTGATGAGCGGGTCCACCGGAACGCCGATGTCGGACGTGGCCGCGGCATTCGACGAGTCACGCGCCCGCAGCGAGCGCAGCCCGCTTTCGTCGAGGTAGAAGATGTCGTTGTCGCCGAAGCCCGTCACCGCGCGCGGCGAGGCCGTGCCGGTGTTGGAGAGCACCTGCTGCTGCGCGTTCTGCGTCGGGTCCGACGCGATGCGCCAAATCTGGATCGTCCGCTCGGCGAACCAGGCGACGAAGTTCTGGTAGATGGCCACCGACGTCAACGCCTCGGCGCCCGATGCCTGCGTCGACATATCGATCGTGAAGAAGCCCGTGCCGGACCCCCACGCGGTCGCGTTGTTGAGCGCCGTGCCGTTGGCGTTGGGCCCGGCAACGGACGTCATGCGCGAGCCGATGGTGCGGACGAAGCGGGCGTTCGCCGGCGCGCTCGCGACACGGACGCCGTCGTAGAAGTGGTGGATGGATCCGTCGCTGAACTGGCCGACCGCGTAAATCTTCCCGGCGTACAGGTCGCGCGACAACACGGCCGTCAGCGTCGCCGCCGGGTCGGTCGGGTGCTGGAGGCGCTGGTAATTGACGCCGACGGGCAGCGTCGGCGTCGGGCCAGCGCCAAACACGAACAGGCCGGCGATCGTGTTGAACAAGCCCACGGTCGAGGTCGGGACGTCGTGCAAAGGCACGAAAGCGGCGCGCTTCTCGAACTCGCCGCCTCGGGTGATGTGGCCGTCGGTGGCGCGGATGAGCAAACCGCCGGCCGTTGTCTCGTTGAGACGCCGGGAGTCGAGGCCGCCGATCAGCTCCTTGATCCAGAGCGTCGCCACCGTCAGCTATCCTTGCGGTAATAGACCGTCGGCGGGCCGCGAAGCTGGCGCACGTTCTCGGGCTCTCCGATGCCGAACATGCGGAACTTCGTCTCCTTGACGAGGTTGCCGCGCAGCTTGATGAGCCGGGTGTTGGCCAGGTTGTTCTTGTACTTGGCGAGGCCGGGGTCGGTGATGAACTCGACGGCGGCGAACATGGCGACGAGGCGGTCGTCGAGGTCGCAAACGTCGCCGTCGGCGACGAGCGGATTCAGATTGCGAGTGCCGACGATCTTGAGTTGGCCCTCGCGGCTCGTCGTGTCGGCGTTGTCGGTCGGAATCGGCCAGACTTCGATCTGCTCGCCTTCGTAGACGCGCCAATGCGACACCGGCCACGAACGCTCGTCGCGGTCGGACTGGAACTGGATGTACTGCTCGCGGCCGATCTGCGGATTGAGGGGGCGCCAATCGCCGCCGTCCATCACGAAGATTTTCTCGATGCGGTCGATCCGCATGTCGTTCTTCACGACGCCGTTGACGTCTTTCAGCGTCGTCGGGTCGTAGAAGCGCTGGCCCGCTTGCAGGTCGAGGTAGCGGTCTACCCGCAAGTGGGGCCAGTTGTAGTCCTCCCACAAGAACTCCTGCGTCCGCTGCAACGCATCGACTTGCGTGTCGCGGACTTGCGAGTTGTGGGCGACGTTGAGCGAAAGGCGCGCTTCGGCCCGAAGCTGCGTCAGTAGCTTGCCGAGGGTTGCTCCGCGCGCCATCGCTTACTCCTTACAGGTCTTGGATGCCGTCGTTGGCCACTTCGGCTTCGATCTGGTCGGCGTCCTCTTTCTTCGGCGCGAGCTTCTTGGCCGCGGCCTTCTTCGACTTGGGCGCGTTCTCGGCCGGTGCTTCCGGCGCGTCGGCGACCGCCTTCATGCGCTCGGTCGTCTTGAACAGTTCCTCCGGCAGTTCCAGCTCGTCCAGCGTCTCGAAGACGCGGGCGGCGGCGCCGGGGAACAAGCCCTCGACGATCGACTTGCCGTCGGAATCCTTGGAGCGGTAGCCCTCGACGAGACGCTGGCGCTCGTCGCGGTGGCCGCGCTGGACCTCGCCGACGGGCTCGATGTCGAACACGGCCTCGTTGCCGTGGATCGATCGCAGAACGGCGATTTCGGCCGCCGTGACGCCGTATTTCGGGACGGTGTTGCCGGTGTCGCCACCGAGCGCGACCATGACGTTGGCAGTTTGCATGGGTTCCTCTTGGGCTCAGGAGAAAGACCCGGGTGGCCGAAGCCACCCGGGGTAGTTGGCCGAGGTTAGAGGCTCGGCTGGAGGCGAACGCGCATGTTGATGTAGCCCGCGCCTTCCGCGAAGGCCGTCACCGAAGCCGCTTCGACCGAGAACGTGTCGGTCGGGCGGATGCGGTTGGCGCCCGTCGGCAGAGCGAACGGGACGACGACGCCACGGGTGGCGAGGTTGGCCGAGGTGAGCGCGCAGGTCATGCCCGTCACGTCGGTCGTGCCGATTTCGAAGTTCAGCGTGGCGGCGCGCGCGGCCGTGGTGACGGCCTGCGTGCAGACGAACTCGGCGTATTCGATCGTGCCGTCGAGACCCAAGCGCATGTCGGTCACGCAGTCGCCGTTGGCGGCGATATGCACGAGCGACGAGAACGGGATCTGCACGAACACGACTTCGGTGCCGTCGACTTGGTCGAGGTTCAGCGTAAACTTCGAGCCCGCCAGCCAGTTGACCGTCGAGTTGTTGGTGACGGTGATGTTCGACGCGCCGAACGTCAGGCCGACGCCGGCATAACGGTCGTTCTCGCCGATCAGGATGTAGCCCGTGACCGGGGCGAGGCCAGCGTTGAAGCTGGTCTGGCCGGTGCCGGCCGGGTAGGCCACCGTGAAGGTGCCGCCCGAGGCGTTGACTTGCGCCGCGAGGATGCCCTCGACGATGCGGTTTTGGTCGGAGGTGAAGGTGGGCATGGTGGTGTCCTTGTGGGAGGTTGGAGAAGCACAAGCGCCGCCGCCCCATCAGGAGCGGCGGCGCCGGGGTCTTACGCGATGTCGTAGACGCCCGAGGTGTTGAGCTGCTTGGCGATCAGCACGCAGGTCGTCGTGATGCCGTTGTACATCACGTAACGATCGTACGGGCGGGCCGGGTTGTGCTTCTTCATCCGCTGGCCGTTCATGTAGAGCATCCGGAGGCCGGTGCGCCCCATGTCGAGCCAGTAGCAGCGCTTGGCGAGGCCGAGGGTGTCGAGCGTCGGGTCGTAGACCAGGTCGATGCCCTTGAACGAAGCCTGCGTCATGCCGCCATCGACGACGCCTTCCTTGCGGAAGCCCGTCTCGGAGTAGCGGCCGTTGGCGCGGATTTCGAGCAGGTAGGCGTCGATGAAGTCCGAACCGCAGAACATCTTCCAGCGGGTCTGGCCCTGCTTGTAGCGCGAGAGCTGACGGTACTCGGTTTCGAGGACCGCGATCAGCGCGCCGCCGTTCGACGCCGACGACGTGATGGTGCCGCCGGAAGCCGAGGTGCGGGCGCGGTTACGCCACCACGGGTTCGCGACGCGACCGATCGTGCCGGTCGTGCCGGCGGCCGGGTTGTCGAGGATGATCGAGCGGATACCGGCGAACGCCTTCGTGTCCGACGTACCGTCGTTGTGGAGCAGGGTGTCCATCGACACGGCGTAATCTTCGCCGAGCGTGTCGACCTTCTCCTCCAGCAGGTTCGCGAGAGCCTGCTCCTCGCGGCCGTCCATCGCCGACGTCGAATTGTCGTCGGAGATGTCGATGCCGTCGACCTTCAGCTCGGTGTGCGTGACCGTGATGCCGATGTGGTGCTCGCGCCACGGGAACCGCGCACGGCGAATGCCGGTCGGGTTGTAGTAGGACACCGAGTCGTCGTGGGTGTAGCCGGACAGCGTACCGCCGCCCTGGCCCGCCTTGACGGCGAACGACACGTTGTCCTTGCCGCCCGCGAACGAACCGGCGCCCGAATTGAAGGCTTCGAGCATCGGCTTGTTGGCCACGAACTGCTTGAACACCGTCCCCTTGTCGATGAAGTTTTCGAGGACGGCGTTGTTGATGTTGGATACTTCGTCGGCGGTGAAAGACATTTTGGTCTGACCCTAGAGTGCTACGCCGCACCCCGCATCTTCGCCCGCGTGGCTCGAACCACGTCCAAGGTCGAAGTCGGAGCGGGCGCATGGTTGCCCGAGGCGTTGCTGCCGGCCGGGATCGGGCGCTTGGCTTGCGGAGCGGGGGCCGGTGTGGGCAGGACGACGGCCTTGTACGCCTTGTCCAACTGCCCCCGAACGCCTTCCGGCGTGTTCGGAACACCTTCCGTCCGCTGCAAGTCGAGCACTTCGGCCCGGAGCAGCTTTGCCTTGGCCTCGAAGTTCGGATCCTTCTTCCGTCGATCGGCCTCCCAATCGCCCGCGGCGCCCATCAGAGCGTTTGCATGGGATTCCATGCGGGAGCGCTCTTGCTGCTGCACCTCGAACTGACGCTGGCGCTCCATCGAACCGACCGACGCTCGCGCGCGGGCGACTTCGATGGCTGCTTCGCGGGTCAACTCGCCCGCTTGCACACGCGGCGCCAAGTCGTCGGGCACCAACTCGCCGGCAGCGATCAAGAGATTCTGCACGACGGGTTTCAGACGCTTCCACGCCTCGACGGGGTTGGTCTTGAGGAGCCCCGCGATGACGAGCGCGTCCGCCGCTTCTTCGCTTTGCAACGCATTGTTCCGCAAGAACGTCTCGACGTTGCGGTAGCGCGTCGCATCCTGCTCGTAGGACTTCATCCGACGGAACAGGTGTTGGAAGCGGGGGTGCTTGTGGAACGGAGCGTCCGAGTAGTTCTCGTCGTCCGGTTCCTTGGCCTTCTTCTCGGAATCAGAACCTTCGTTCTGGCCTTCGGCTGGCGAGGCCGTGTCCGCCTTCGCCTCGGAAGCCTTCTTCGCCGCGACGACGTCGCGGACGATGGAGGTCAGAGGCTTGGCGTCCTTGTCGCCTTGCGCGTCGGACGAGTCCGCGCTTTTCTCCTTCGCCGGATCCGCCTTCAAATCGGTGATGGCGGTATCCTGCTCGGGGGCGTCCAGGGTCTTGTCGACCATCTGCTCGGTAGACGATTCCGAGCCCGCTTTATCGTCCAAAGCCATGAGTGCTCCTCTTGGTTCGCCGAAATTTACTCCGTGTCGGCCGATGTATCAAGTCAAACAATACAACAGCCTACACTTGGTTGCTGCCGAAGGCCGGGCCGGTGCCCGAGGGCCCGCCGGGCGGGGGCGCCTTGTCGCCGCCCTTGTCGCCCTGCGAAGCCGGGTCCGTTTCCGCATTTCCGGTGCCGGGAGGGCCGCCGGCGCCTCCCGCCATCCGATTCATCGCCACGATGGCCGGGATACCGGCCACCACGGCTTCGTTGAGGTCGATGCGGTCGTCGAGGCGGCGGATCGTCTCGCGCGCCAGCCATGTCGGCGGGATCGAGCCCATCTGGAGCAAGAAAGGCAGCATTTCCTTCCAGTTACGGATTTCGACCGCCTGGTTGGGCTTGCCCGACGAGCCGGCGGCGATTTCCAGCCACACCTCGTTGACGATGTCCTCGTCGGCCAGCGCAGGGAACGCAGGCGTCATGGCGAGCGGGTCGGTCGGGTCCATCATGCCGGGCCACACGGCGCCCGGCCCGACGATCCGCGCCACCTGTTCGGGGCTCATCTCGCGCATCAGGATTTGGCTCGACGCGCGGGCCACCGACGTCAGGAAGGCGTCGAGGTCGTCGATGCCGCTCTGGTCGTCCTCGGTCGCCGAAGACTCGGCGATCGCCGACTCGGTGGCCGTGGCCTTCGCCAACCCGCCGAGGCGGGCCGCCGACGTGCCGACGGTGAGCTGCATGTCGGTGAAATACTGGTTCGTCTCGTAGAGGTTCGGATCGACGCCCGGCACCTCGATCGCCTTGAGGACTTGGTTGATGTCCTGCCCGGGCGCGAGGTTGAGGCCGATGGCGGAGAACGGCTCGGCTTTCTTGAGCAACGGGATATCGCGCTGCTCGTCGAGCGTGCCGTTGGCGTAGGCGAAGCGCGGCCGCGCCGCCTGCCGGTGCTCGCGCTGGCCCTGCCGGCTGCGGTTGATTTCCTTCTGCTGGTCGAGCAGCAACGTCACGTCGGACGGCGGGAACAGCTCCTTCTCGTTCTCGACGTCGTTGAAGGTCAGCGCGTAGACGGACCAGAAGTCCGGCACGAACACATCGGGCTTCTGCGGTGCCTTGAGCGGCTTCGGGTGGCCGTCGGCCACCCAGTACACGAGGCCCGAGGGCTTGTCGTAGTATTTCCAGACGCAGACGAATTGCTGCTTGTGCTTGCCGCGCTCGCTCAGTTCCAGTTCGCCCTGGTTTTCGTCGGCCACGAAGTTGTCGCGGTTGACGCCGTCGCCCCGCACGCCGTCGGCCGTGTAGGGCGTGAAAGCACCCGTCACGTCGCAGCCGTCGAAGATTTCCTTCACCTCGTCCACGCTGTAGATGCGCTCGATGGCGATGTGGCTGGCGCCGACGAAGCCGACGAGGCTCTTGCAGTTCTGGTCGGGGATGACCTTCGTGGAGAGCGGGTAGTCGTAGACCAACCCCTCCCGCAGCACGATTTCGGGCTCCGCCATGAGCGACTGGATCGACAGATTCAGCTCGGCCATTTCGGCGCTGATTTCGTCGATTTCGCCTTCCTGCGCTTCCTTGGCCAGTCGGTCGAGGTGCGCCAAGCGGGTGCGGGCGTCGTTGAGCGAAGACGCCGTCTCCGGCTTCATGCCTGTCTCGCGCTGGAACCCGATTTCGACGTAGCCCACGCCGGTCGTAGACGCGCGGCGGACGCACTTCTTCATCGCCGTCTTGAGGTCGAGCGGGTTCTGCTCGCGCGAGGCGTTGGCCATCAGCACTTCGAGCGTGATGCCGAACTTCTTGAGCTGCTGCTCGCGGGCGTAGCCCTGCTGGAAGTCTTGGATGAGGGCCTGGGCCTGCTCGAAGCCGGGCGGCAACTGCGGCGGCACCGGGTTGCCCATCTGGTCGACCATCGGCGGCTGCACTGCGGCCATCGCTTGGGCCTGCTGCACCATCTGCATGGCCATCAAGAGCTGCTGCTGGTCGCCGTCCCACAGCTTGTATTCCAGCCGCTCCTTGCGGCGCGCGACGAACTTCGGGTTCTTGGCGTAGAGCGCGTTCGTCTTCATGCGGACATGGCGGCCCGCGATGTTGGCCTTGTAGTTGTCAGCGGGCCAGTCGGGGTCACGGCCATGAGTCGCGACGAACATGTCGCGCTCCATCCGCTTGAACGCCTTCTCGTGGTACTTCTTGTCCGAGCGGATGGTCTTCTGGATCCGCTCGACGAGCTTACGCACGTCCTCGGGCACTTGCTCCTTGGCGTCGGCGGGCGCCGGCGCGGACGCGAGCGCGGCCTGGTCCTCGCCCGTATCGACTTCCTCGGAGTTCATCGTATCGGCCATCAGAACCCTCCGTGCCTCCGAGCATCATCCTGCTCGGCCTTCCATTTGTCGGCCAGTTTGACCCAACCGAGCGTGCCAAAGCGCGGCTCCTCGACCTTTTTCTTGACCGAGGCGCCGAACTGGCTTTGCAATCCGAGGCCAATATACGCCAAAGCGTCGACGAAGTCGTCATGGTTCCCGTTCGGGAAAGCCAGCATCTCGTTGATCGCGCGCTCGGTCCAGAAAGCATCGCGGGGGAAGAAGACCTTGCCCATTGCCACGCGGGCGGCGATCGACTGCGCGCGCTGTTCCTTGTCCTTGGCCGGGGTGACTTCGACGAGGTTGATGTAGACGCCGGACTCCTGCATCCGCTTGTAGAGGAACGGGCCGATGGACTTGGAGATGTGGCCCTTTTCCGCCCACCACAGCAGGGGTCGCTTGTCGCCCGAGGCCATCGTCAGCATGGCTTCGACGGCGCGGTCGGTCGGCACCTTCTGCCAGAAGCAGTCCAAGACGTAGATGTTGTTCTGCTTGTCAACGCCGACCTTGACGAAGCAGGAGGGGTCGTTGCGCTGGTTCGTGCCGACGGCGTGGTCGCTGGCGCAGTAGTAGCGCAGCTCCTCCGGCAGCTCGGCCGGTTTGTAGAACTGGACGTTCTCGCGCCGGAACAGCACGCCGTCGGCCACCGTGGGCCGCTGCTGCGTCAGCGCGGCGAAACCGAGCGGGTCGCGGCGCATGTTGCCGCGATGGTATTCCGTGTCGTACCGCTCGGGCCACAGAGCTTCGCCGGGCTTACGGCCGAGCGGATCGTCGTCTTCCGCAAGGCCGGGCAGGCGGATGATCTTCCACGCCTTCGCTTCGGCCTCGTTGTAGTGCGGGTTCTCGGGGTCGGTGAGCCGGCCGATAATGTCGTCGCTGTGCCAGCGCGTCATCGTCAGAACGGTCAGGCGCTTACCCATGCGGCGGTAGAGCGCGACCTTCGTGAACCAATCCCAGGTCTGATTGCGGATCGTTTCGGAGGCCGCTTCCTGCGCGTCCTTGTAGAGGTCGTCCACGAGAAGCAGATGGGCGCCGCGACCGTTGATGGTGCCGCCACGGCCCGCGAAGATGAGGCGCCCGCCTTTGTCGGTCTGGATGTTGTCCTTGGCGTTGCCACCGCGCCGCAGCTTGTGCTCGGGGAATATTTGCTTGAACGCCGGCGAGTGCATGATGGCGCGCACGTCGGCGCCCATGTCGGTGGCCAGCAGGTCGGACGCCGACGCCACGATGATGTCGTGGTGCGGGTTGAGGCCGGAGTACCAAGCGGCAAGGCGCTTGGTGGCCAGTTCGGTTTTGCCGTGCCGGGGCGGCATACAGAAGATGAGCTGCGGGATTTCCGCGCGAACGACGTGTTCGAGCACTTTGGCGACTTCGTGGTGGAAGGCCGCGGGCTCGTACATAGAGCGGCCAATGTCGTTCGGATCCTCGACGTGCGGCATCGTCAGCTTCGTGAACGTCATCAGGCTGTCGCGCGCGTCGAGAATCTTCTTCCGGCGTTCGAGAAGCTGTAGTTCCCGCTGGAGCGCCTTCGCTTCTTCCTCTTTCTCGCGGCCGCGCTTCTCCGGCGGCACGAAGCCGTACCGCTTGCCGGTGGCCGGGTTGATGTGTTGGGGCAGAGGCATCAGGGCTTTCCGAGGTAGGTAAGCGCGACCCACACCGCAAGGAAGAACGCGATGAAGGTCAGCGGTTTCATTTCCAGCCGCACACTTTGGCGCCGTGCTCGTTGTGCGCGAGCACCTGCTCGACGAGACGGTCGCTCATCGTCTGCGTGTCCGCGCGCGTCGGGCGGATCGGCGACCAGCCATCGCAGGCCCCGCCCACTCTAGTCGCGCACCCACTTACCAAGATCGCGACGGCGATCATCGGCAGGGCGAGCTTGAACTTCCGCATTGGTCGTCTCCCGAGAGCGAAGGTTTTCCAGACTGGCCTCGTTTTGCTTCGTCACCTCGGCCTGCTTTCCGGCCGAGCGGCCTTTCAGGAAAGCGGCGCCGATGGCGAGCAGAACGCCGCCGACAAGCGCGAGGCCGCGCCCGAGACGCGAGGACATGAACCAGGCGATGACGCTCACAGGTCACCTTCCGAGCGGCGGCGCCGCGCATCCCAGACGAAGTAGCCGATCGCCACGATACTGGCCGCGCCGAGGACGCCGAGCAGGATGTTCGGGCTGATGCCGAAGCGCGCGAGGCCGTCCCAAATCTCCGAGACTTGAGCCACCGCCTGCTGCGCCACGGCCAGCGACGCGCCGGCGCCCGCCGCCCACTTGCCGACGTCTACCTTGGCGGCCGGGTCTTTCGTGTCCGGTGTGGCGCGAGTCGTCTGCGCCGCCTCGGTGACCGGCGTAAGGTAGAGCGAGGCTTCGGCCGCGCGACGCCGGGTCAGGCCGGCGCGAACGACGCCGCCTGCCTTGTTCCACATGCCGAACGCGGCCGCGGCCTCGGCGAACTTCCCTGCGTTGTGCATCCGCAAGACCGTCGAGCGGCCGAACGCCTTGAGGCCGATGTTGTAGGCCAGGCTCGTCATGGCTGCGAACTGGTTGTCGTTGGGCCGTGTCGTGCAAAGTCGCGAGACGCCGACCGCAAAAGCACACACGTCGTCCGCGAGCAGCCGGTTGGCTCGCTCTTGGGTGATGACCAAGCCGCTGTAGGCCGTCTTGGTGTGGCCGTAGCCGACCGTCCACACGGGCGGCTTGGCCAGCGTGTCGAGGTAGGCGACAAGCTTGCAGCCCTCGAACTCCTTGATGAGGGCAAGGCCCCGCTGGTTAATCATTCCGCTTCCTCCGTTTGCGGCGCAAAGTCTGGCCGGGGGTGATGTCGAAGCCCAAGGGCCCGTACCGCTTGATGAACGGCTTGCCTTTGGGTTCTGCGTGGCGCAGGTCCGTAACGGTCCCGTGCATCATCGAGCCGGTATGCGGCGCGCACTCGGCCCAATCCTCGTAGTCGTCGCCGACGGGACGAGGGGTCATGCGACACCCCGCTCCGGCAGCTCCACACCGCCGCCGTGGTTCCAGCGGTTGTTGTAGTAGCCCTTGTTGAAGTAGCGGATGAGCTTCGGCGTGAACCCGACGATGGCGCCCGTCTCGGGATCCTGCTCAAGTTCGACGATCGCGCCGCCGACATGGGCTTCGAGCTTCTTCTTCCGCATGAACGGCGTCTGGTCTTCCGTGCAGCCGGTCTGGAGGCACCAAACGTTGCGGATGTTGCCCGCCCAGAGTTTGTGGTAGTGGCCGTAAAGACCGACAGCGGGCTTTTCGCCGCCGTCCAGCGACTCGATGATCTTCTGGATCGAATACGACAGCGCGTAGGACGAGCCGCCGCCCGGATGGACGCACGCGAGAATCTGGCTCTTGC